CATCAAGATACCCCATGTATAACACATTATTTAACATTTTATTTGGTGCTACTACAATAGGTATTTCACAACCTACTAAATATGTACCCTTTTTACTAAAATACCTACTACGTTTTTTCTTAAACCATTCTAAAATAGCAATTCCATCCTCAAAAAACTCTCTCATTTCAACAGCAGAAGAAAAATGAGAATCATTATTCCTTTTATATTGAGTTTGATATTCATTTATATAAGCTTCTTGGAAGTATTCTTGTATATCAATTTCTCTATCAGCGGCTGCAAAAGACTTTTCATATGCCACATCTAAATAATGTTGCATCGCTTCATGGACAGCAGTCCCAAAAACAGTATGTATGGAAGAAGTAAATCGTTTTATCTTGTCCTTATATTGAAGTTTCCAACGATGTTGGCAGCCTCTATAAATAGACATTTGAGAATACGATATATTCTTTTGGTAAGCATAATTCACTGGTGAAGGTGGATTATTTCTTATTTCCTTTACAATACTTGGTAATTTCTTAGCCATAACCTATTTTTTGTTATTTTTTCCATTTATCTCTACCAACTAGCAATCCTATGATTCCATAATTGGCAATATCAATAAAGGTATCTTCCATACCTTCACCTTTAACAAATGACCTACCATTAACTAATAGATTTTTTAAACGTGATATTTTATCAGTTAACCTAATACATAACCCAGTTAATGAGAATTGTTTATCATTGCTATTATTAACGATATCTCCGCCTAAAGCAATGTTATTTAAACCATAATCCATATGTTTAGCTGCAAACATTGCATACATTTCGGCTTGGATTTTAATAAACTCATTAGATAAATCGGGATATTCTTCTTCAAAAATTGTTATTGTTTGGTTGACTTCATCATCCATAAATTCCTGAATTTTCTTAGGGTTTTTTGCATTCATAATTTCTCTATCGCTCATAACTATTTCTTTTGCATTATTACCAAAATGGCCTACATTTTCCTCTAAATATTTTGATACTGAACTACCCATTGATTTGTTGTTCTAATGAAAAATATTTATCAATTGCTACTAATCTATCATCAGCGTCAACTAACATAATAAGTGCTTCTTCAGCATTCTTATAAAAGTCTCCGGTTGAATGGTCTCCAATTCCAACTGCTCTATCACCTAGTAATTCAAGTGATAATAGTGCTTTTGCTTTATCTGCCTGTGCAGATGTTCTTAACATATCTACTAATTTACTCATTTTAATATAGTTTTAATTTCTTTTTTATCTAACCCTCTATCCGTTAATATACGATTTATCTCTGTGGTATCCAACAAAGTTAGGTACTCATTGACTTCTCTTGATGAACATTTAAAGTGGTCTCTTAAATTATCTATTAATATAACATTTCTTTTTTTAATTGATGATTTTATGTATTTACTCCATTTATTGTTTTTAGGAATAAATTCTTTATACACATTATATATCATAATCTTTTCTTGGGGAGGGAATTCTTGTACAAGATTAACCACCTCTATATAGTCAGTGTTCTGACTCATAAAGCGATGGATCATATATGAATTAAACAATTCCCAATCCTTATCAGTAAAAGACGATGCAGGTGATTTTTTTGAATTAATCTCCTTTATCCAATCAAATATATTTTTCATTTATACTAATTCGTCTTTTAATTCCTCTCTTAATTCAACCGGGATTCCTTCACCTAGTATTTTCATTGTTGTTGGGTCATAAAAAACGGGAATAGGCATGATAGCATCATTATCCGTTCCTGCTACGAATTTAGAAATTTTTCTTAGGATAACTCCACTCATAAAGATGCTTCCACCTTCTTCATTAGTTATTCCAGTTGTGTTAGTTAAATCTATGTTTAACTGTGGTGCTTGTGGTGCTTGACTCATAATTACTTATTATTTATTAGATTTGTTATTAAACTTATACAATTTATTTCTTTATCTAAACGAAAATTAGCTTTATACTGATGATCATTTATTAATATGGCTGCAGTACCTTCTTTATTTGGTAGGTATTTACTAGCATTGTCAAATAGATATCTAAATAGATCTTCAAAATCATCAACATTTGAATCAGCGAGTATCTGTCTTATCTTTTTGATTTGTGGTTTTGGTAATTTTAATTCACCTACAATAGCAGACATATAACCAGTAGAAATAAGTAAAGAATCATCGATTTTTAACTCACCTCCAGTACTACTTGATTGGATAGTGTTAAGCATTTTTCTAATGTCAGGATAAAACCTGTTAACAATTTTCCCAATGGCAGTGGGTTCATAACTAATGCTTTCAATATCACAAATAGTGGCTAAATGTGCTGCTACTTCTTTTTTAGTAGGTGGTATTATTTTAAATGTTTGACACCTTGATTGTAAGGGGTCTATAATTCTTTCTACATAATTACAGGTTAAAATAAACCTAGTGGTACGTGAAAATGTTTCAATTATATTACGAAGTGAAGCCTGTGCTTGAATTGTAAGAAAATCTGCTTCATCTAAAATCACCACTTTAAGTGGTTTAAAAGAAGCAACACTTGCAAAACTTGATACTTTATCTCTAATAGTTTCAATCCCTCTTTCATCAGAGGCATTAATATAGAGATAATCACAATCTAGGTTTCTAACACATAACTTAGCAAGGGTTGTTTTACCCGTTCCTGCAGGACCATAAAATAAATAGTTCTGTATGTCGTTGTCTGCTAATTGATTAGCAATTGAGGATTTTAAACTCTCATTACCAACATACGTCTCTAAAGTTGTAGGTCTGTGTTTTTCGTTTAATAAACTATTTTCTTTAGTACTCACCATATATAGAGAATTTCTGTTCTTCTGGTATTGTTACTTTAACTTCTTCAGCATTAATGGCATATAGTTCTCCCTTTAGAGGTGCTAATCTATATTCTCCTCTGAATCCCGTTTTTGTCATATAAGCTTCTAGGGTGTCAGTTAGGGTTTTGTGAACTGGACCACTTGGTTCATTTGCAGCTAATCTCCATTTATCCCCAGGTGGTACTCGCCTTGCGATTAAAATGTTAGTTTCTTCGATTTGTGTTTTTTGTTTTTCCATGTCTTTAATTTACGAAAAATAAATGGGGGAGACAAGCTCCCCCAATTAAATTATTTAGATTCTGCTACAGATGCTTTCTTGTAATCTGTAATTACTCTTTTAATAGCTTGTGCCGCTTTTCTAGCTCGTCCTTGACTAGCTTTTGTAGTTCCACTATTTTCTGCTGCTAAGATATTGAAGTTCGCTTCAATTGTCTCAAAAATTTCCTGTTTTGTCATTCTTTTTTATTTATTTATTTACTTGTTAATATTAATTTACATCATTCCAGCACCCATTTGGGCATTAGAATCTAACATTCTCATTTTTTCAAGTTGAGACGTTTTATCTTGAGTTAAAGTACACTCGGTTAATAATACTGTTCCTGCTACTGATGCAGCATTTTCTAATGCTAATCTGGTTACTTTAGTTGGGTCTATAATACCTGCTTCTTTAAAATTTTCAACAATTTCAGTTTTCAGATTATATGATTCCCATAGGGTATTACCTTTTATAATATCACGAGCTAAAATACTAGAGTCTGTTTTAGAAATACCGGCATTTGTTAGAATTTGTTCAAATGGAGTACCACAAGCATCATATACAATTTGTGCCCCAATAGTACCTTTAGTAATAGATTCACGAGCAACTAATAATGCTTTTCCACCTCCGGGTACAATTCCTTCTTCAATTGCTGCCTTTGTAGCGTGAAGTGCATCATCCACTCTGTCTTTTTTCTCTAACATTTCAGTTTCAGTACTTCCACCTACGTGTACAATAGCTACTCCCCCAACAAATTTTGATAATCTATTTTGAAGTTGTTCTTGTTCATACGGTGTTTTACTTTTTAAAATTTGTTCTTGTAATTGGTCAATACGAGTTGCAATCTTATCTGTATCTCCTTTTCCATCTACAATAGTTGTTTGTTCTTTAGTAACGGTTGCAATTCTTGCTTCACCAAACCAATCCCAACTGAATTTATCAAGTTTCATACCCTTATCTTTACTAAATACTACACCTCCTGTTAAGTTAGCAATATCTTCTAAAACAAGTTTTCTTCTTTCCCCAAAATCGGGTGCTTTAACAGCACACACATTAACTGTACCTCTCATTTTATTTACAATCAATGTAGCTAATGCCTCATTGTCAATATCCTCCGCAATAATCAATAATGATTTACCTTGTGACGATACTGCTTCCAATATAGGTAACAATTCTTTTACAGTGTTTAATCTCTGATCTAGAATTAGAATAGAAGGATTATCTAAGGTACAAGACATAGTATTATTGTCAGTTACAAAATAAGGTGATTTATAACCTCTATTAAACTGCATACCCTCTACCGTTTCAAGATAAGTATCTCCTGTTTTAGATTCTTCAATGTGTACTACACCTTCTAAACCTACTTTGTCAATCGCTTGAGCAATTAATTTTCCAGTTTCAATATCATTATTTGCTGATATAGTTGCAATTTGTTCCAATTGACCTTCTGCTGATATGTCTTCTGATACTGATTCTCTTAGTTCAGATATTACTTCTTTAATAGCACCTTCAATCTGTCTTTTAATTTCAACAGCATTTTCTCCATTATCAAGATGAGATAATCCCTTTCTAATCATTTCTCTTGCTAGTAAAGTAGAGGTAGTTGTACCATCTCCTGCTTTTTCCGCTGTTTTAACCGCTGCCTGTTTAATTAGTAATACTCCTAATTCTTCACTAGGATCATCTAATAAAAATGATTTTGCAACTGTTACTCCATCCTTAGTTGATTGAGGTGCTTCTTGTGCTCCTCTAAAAATTACTACATTTCGACCATTTGGTCCTAAAGTAGCGACAACCGCATCAGCAAGTTTATCTATACCGTTTTGTAATTTTGTTCTGGCATCTTTGCCATAATGAATCTTTGTTTCCATTTCTTAATTGTTAGTTTATTATTCAGTTGCTTCTTGAACTTTTGCAAGAACTTGATTTTCTGGTCCAATGTAATACTCTACCCCTTCAAATGGAAGTTTAGTAAAACCTTGGGTTGGGAGTACTACTTTATCCCCAATTTTTACTTGTGGTGTCAATAATACTCCACTGATAGTATATCTACCAGGACCTACAGCGATAACCTCACCAAAGGTATTTGTATCTTTCCCCATATCAGGAACGATAATGTTACCATAGACAGTTTCTTCTACTTCTATAGGTTTAACGATAACTGCATCATAAAATGCTCTTAGCTCTTTCATCTACGTACTGTTTTAAATTTAATGTTACTTGTTTATAATTTTCTATGTATTCACTTAATTGACTATAATCCTTATTATTAGCCTGTAATTCAGAGATTCTCATTAGAGCAGCTCCTATAGTAGGATAATAATACAAAGACTTTTCATAAGTCTTAGTTTTACCTTTAGCTCTAAAATGGGACGCATCTGATGTTACATTCATTTTAATAGTGTAACTATACTCGTCTTTAGTAATAAAGTAAGGTTCCAGTAAAGGATCGGTAATAGTCTTAATAGACTTTCTTTTTGTTGTCATATAACTTATTTATTTAGACGTGAATATACGAATAATATTGCGCTAGGACACGCTTTTTTGGTAAAACTTTTATTTTATTTTAATTGTTTTTGCTTTTTTAGATTCCGCAATTGGAATAAATAGATGAAGCAAACCATCTTTCATTTCTGCTTCTAATTTCTCTAGTTCGAATTTAGCTGCTACTTTATAACCTAAGTTAAAAGACCGTTTAGCTAATCCTTTATAGATGTAGCCACTATAGTCAAAATCTTCTTCGTTAGGTTTATCATAGATAATTTTTAAAAGATCTCCATCAACTTCAAGTTGAATATCTTTTTTAGTTAGACCAGTACAGGCAACTTCAAAATGAAGTCCTTCATCGTCATAATAAATATCTAGTGGGTGTGGTTGTTTGTTTTCAAACGTTGTTGGTTGAAAAACGCCGTCTGCCTTGAATAGGTTACGGAATAGTAAGTCGAACGGTGTACGCTCATTGAATAATGTACTCATATCATTTAGTTTTGTGAGGCCGAAGCTCTCGGTTTATTATTTGTGAATATAACAGCGTGTCCTAAACTCCAATATTAAATTCGATTATACGTATATAAAATTAATTCAAAGTATCAAAGAAAAATACTTGTGATAGTCTAGATGATTCTACATCCCAACCAAAATATGTAGGTGCTGCATGTAATAAACCAGCATCCCATATAACACATCTATTAAAGACATTACCTACCTGGTCTACTTTATCATAAGGGGTTGCATCTACAAAGGTGTGTTGGTTAAACATTCCTTCACTTTCACTAGCATGTCTCCCTCTGGTTTCTTTATGAGCATAAAACCCAGTTCCGGCTTCATATGGAGCATTTGGGTTTAAATAGACAGCTGCAGCCCATTGTTGGTTATCACAATGCCATACAGTATTAATTCCTGCTTTATGAGATTGAAATCTTCCATTCATTTCGTAACCCTCCCATTTAGATATTTTTTTACCTAAGGCGTTTTCGAATTTTTCTTTTACTCCTTTAAATAAAAATTGTTTTCTTGTTCTTAATCCTAGGTACCCTGCATCATCGTGGAACCATTGTTTAAGGGCATGTTCTCTTAATTCTAGTGGATTTTCATAAAAGTCATCTATAACAGTAAATCTTCTGTTAGATTTTGGGTTTGTTTTGAAGTCATCTGTTTTAATAACACCCCAGTCGTTTTTTGGTTGTGAGTCTTTATACATAATATTTAATTTAAGTTAATTTAATTCGTTTCTTAATAAATAATAAACACTTTCTATGTGTTCTGATGAGAATTCCATTTTCATCATTCCATTTGGTGCTATAGATAATTTAGCTGTATCCATATCTTTGTTGTTTTTTAATATTTCACTAAACTTAAGGGCGTTAAACGGTAAACGCATTCCCTCTTCCTTTATCTTACCTTTAATTTGATATGATATTTTATTGCTGTAATTATCTTCTATAGCCTCCGGACTAAACATAAAGTCACATACTAAAGAACCATCTAAATTTTCAGTGGTTTTAACAAGTACACTAGCGGCATCTAATGCTCCTTTAGCTTTTATTAAATGAGTAATATCTTCTTCGTCTAATTCTAATTCAACATCAAACTCCGGGTCTGTAACCCAACTTGTCTTTCCTATTGCTAATGGGTCAGCAAGTGTATAAGTTAAATTAAAATTAGCGTCCTCAATATACATTACATTTTTTAAAGCACCATTACCACTTAAACTCATTAATAAGTCTCCATTAGTAATAGATAAAAGTTTAACTAGTTTATCAGTATCAAAAACACCAATATCACTGTCTTGTACTGGAAAGGTGTTTAATACGGTTTTACATACTAATCCCTCACTTTGGGCATACACAGTTAATGAATCATCTTTAATTCTCCATTTAACTGATTTATGTAAGTCACCTAAATAATATTTAGATATTGTGCTCTGTAATAGGTTTTTATTTATCATAACTGTAATATACGAAATTTATTTTATATCTCAAAGAAATTGAATTGATTTTTATAAGGGTTTAAATCTAATGACCATTGTAAATCACTAAAGAAACCTTCTAGCTTATTTAATAATATAGACTCAAACACTTTTCTACGATTTGCATATTTGTCTAGGAAATCCTGTATCTTTTCAGGTATATCGTGGTCTTGAAATGCTAATGATTCTATCTTATAAGGGTTGTCTTTTAAATAAATCCATTTTACTTTATCTGCTTGTGTAATTAAATTGTGTTTCTTATCCAATGACCATAGTTTTAGTAAATCATTATATCTAATAGTTGCTCTTACAGGTGCAGGTGCTCCTTTTAATATTTCGGTAAACATTTCACCTGCTCTAGCTTTAGTTCCACTATATTTTTCTAATTTTTTTACTGCTGTTGGGTTACCTAACTGTGATAATGAAATAGTACCATCTAATATTTGTTTTTTAAATACTTTAACTTGTTCTAAAATACTATCCTTTTCCTTACCTTTTAGTACTTGTTGAAGTATATCATTAAAAAACTTCCCTAAGATAGGTGGGAAATTAGCCTTCATAAACTCTAAACCTTTAATATCTAAAGATTCCTTTTCAATACCTTCTTGCTTTGTAATCCATTGTGCGTATCTTCTGTTTGCTCTAAAATAGGCAGACCTAATAACACATTCTGTCTTCATTTCTAACCTATGCTCTGTTACATTAAACGCTTCACGTGCCAATCTATCATAATCTTCATTAATAATGTCTTGGTATTTTAACGCTACCTTTTCTAAAAGATTATCTTTTTCTTTATCCGTAAATTCCTCAAAATTAGGATATAAATAAAGTAGTAAGGGTTCTGCATTAAAGTAATTTGAGTCTGTATCAACGTATGCACAATAATTTTCATCATCTGCATCACAAATCCACCAAGGTGTTTCTAATAAATGTTTCATTTATATTGTGGGTTTTAAAACGTTCTTTCTCCTGGGATTTTTGGTACTGTTTTAGGTCGTTCTCCTTTAGAATCAACATCATTCCTTTCATCTAATTCTACTCTATACTTGATACCCGCAACCTTAAATTCTCCTCCTTGTCTAAGCATCTTTTTAAAGAAATTAGTTTGTGCTTCTGTCCAACTTTCGCTTCTTAGAATTATTTCATCTTTATGAAGGTAAATACCGGCTGCCGATATGTGTTGGTTTTTTCTAATTGATTGTTTTTTAAGTGCCATATTTTATGTATTTTATGCGCATTTTACGCGCGTTTAATGCGTTACCTATTGTTTTGCGCGGGTTTATATGTCTAATTTTATTTCGTCTCTCATAACTTTATTCATATGGCGGTTAGCACATAAAGCTGATTCTTGGATTATTCTGTGGCCTGATAATGTAATTGCTTCACTTAAGCATTGGTAATTCATACCATACCTAAATGAAGGTAACGCTGTTGCTCCATACAAACTATTTAATAAAATTTTCATTGTATATTGCATTAAGTAATTATACTCACCTAATTCTTTATCACCAGACATATATGCCTTTTTCATTCGGTCTTTATATATAACACGTTCTTCAAACCATTTCTTTAATATAGTAGATAAAACTGATTCTTTATCTGTTCTAAACATTGAACCATTAGCAGCTACAGCTAGATTTTGGGATTCAATTATTTCTATTAGTTTACTTGTGGTAACTACTGTTCTTTGTTGTTTACCATTTTCAACCAATAACTCTTCTTTTGGGTCTTTAGATTTTAAATCGTTAAGTCCCAATCGATTATTACGGTCATCTTCATCTACAATGCGGCCTATGAATGTTTCCTTACCTATGTTTATAGACATGATTATAGATGGATATAGCGATGTTAAATCCTCATCAAACATATATTTATATAACCCTGCTTTAGGGCAGAATAAATAACCACCTGCATATGTATCCTTCTTTTGTGGGTTTTGTTCTTTAGGTGGTGGTACTATATTCTGTGATAATAAGTAGGCAGAAATTGCCCCATCTTGTGTTTTACTATTAGCATATACTTCACTATAGTTGTGCTTACCTTTGTGTGCTAAATTCTTTGTTAGTGCTATATATTGTAGTTTTTCGTCTAGTTTTTGTAATATCTCAACATCACGAAAGTTATATTCAATAAATTTATCTATATCAGTTGAAAATAATTGATCTAAATTCCCCTCATATTCAACTTTTCCTAAATTAGCATATTTTAAACCAACGGCATCTAATTTCCAACTAGGTTCATCCTTCCAAGCATATTTTTTATGTAAACGAATATAATCAAGTGATTCAACACCTACTATATCAACAAATTGGTTTTGTTTGAAAAAATATTGGTTATTCTTTTTAGCGTTTACCTTATTAATTGGAGATAAATAATTAGCATATTCTTTCCCTACTACATTGCACATTCTATAGTACATATAAGGAATATCAAAGTAATCACTATTATACCCTACTAATATATCTGGGTTGATGTTCCTAAAATTTTCTATAAATTTTAATAGTAAATCCCTTTCTGTTCTTACAGGTATAACTTCTTTACCATCAAGTTCTTTATATGATAATTCATTTTTCCTATCTAAAATTAAAATAACCCATTTATCAGGTGTTTTATCCCAATAGGCTATAGAGGTAATAGGCATTGGGGCACTTTCAATATATTCTTCAGTAAGTGCACCCCCTATTTCACATTCAATATCAAAAAATAATTCTCTATGTCCCGTTGAAGGTGTATCATCTATCCCATATTTTTCAATTAGGAATTTTTGATAAGGTGGTATATCGTGAAAGTGTAAGTTTGGGTCTGTTTTATACCATTGGTTGGTTTTTAATAAATGTTCTCCATTTATTCCTCTATGTGTAGACTTATCTTCCTTACATTCTTTATAAGCGTGGTTTGTCCATTCGATTTCATCATAACCTCCTTCATCCCATAAGTGGATTTTGAATTTATTATTTTTTAATCTAGTAGAATAACATTTTTTATACATATAACCCTTTTATTTGTCTAAATATACGAAAGCTCCCTGCGGGAGCCTAAGTTTTATATAATTGTTGATGCTAAGTAATTTCTAGCTAATTCATCTGTTGTAAAGAACTGGGTTAAATCAGGTCTAAAGTAGTTTATTGACTTCATTACTTTTTTATCTCGTGATCTATAGACAATAAACCGTCCTGGCGCAATTTCCTCAAAATGGCAGGCCTCACCTTGTTCCTTACTTCGTAAGCTGACGGTATCCAAGGCTTCCTCTTCAGAGGTGCAAGCTTTTGACATATTGCTTGCTTGTACTTCTTGATAAGCTGGCCATATCTTATCTTTAAGGCCATGTAGCATAGTACCGTTCCCAAGGGAAACATAAGCAATATCGCACAAAGCGTCCAAAACTTCCACGATGTCTCCTTTTTCGCAAGCTTCTCTATATTCTTCAAGTTCCTCGAGTACGAAGTCGTAAACGAACTGCCACTCTTTTTTTTCTGGTATTGTTGTTTCATAATTGTTTGGTTTTCCGAACGTACTGTTAAAAGTTTCTACTTCATTAACAAAAGGTACGTCCGCTGATTTTGGTAATTCTTTGAAACCAAAATCTAATTTAGTTTGTTCTCCCATTATTCTATTACTTCTAAAAATTTAGTTTTCTTTACATCAGTTACTCGGAAGTTTGAAATTCCATTGTGATGTTTGTGGATTTTAGCTTCTGCATCTGAAGCAGAAACTGCTACTACTAAAA